CTGGTTTGAATTATATGAATGGTTCACTGGATTGGGGTTTCCAGATAATTTTCAACAATATTCAGGATTTAAAAGCAGACAGTTTTTAACAGAATCTATTGACCATATAACAACAACTGCATTTTTATTGTTATATGATAATAACCAACAACCAGTAATGAAATTATCTTTTTATGATGTATTCCCTACCTCATTATCTGAAGTCACACTAACGACAACTGATACTATGACTAATAATGTTGCTTGTATTGTTGATTTTCAATTTACTAATTTAAAAGTGGAGAAAATAAATAATATAATATGATTACATTAGAAACATTAATAGAAGAATCTAAATCGGATTTAGAAATCGATATATTAACTATCGGTGATCAAAACGGTGAAATAGTTAATACACAATTAATGATTGGAAAATGGTTAGAATATCAACAAATATATAAGTCTAAATTATTAACTATGTCTATAGAATATAAAAAGATAACAGGATTAAGAACTTTGTATTATTATGGTAAATTGTCTGATAAAGAAATAAATAATTTAGGTTGGGAAATACATGGTAATAAAATATCCAAATCTGAATTAATGTCATGGATAGATTGTGATAAGTATATAAGTGAATATAAATTAAAATATGAAATGACAAAACAGACATTATACCTAATAGATAAAACACTGGACTTGTTGGGTGACAAACGGTGGTCTGTTAAGAATTTAATTGATTTTAAACGATTCATGGAAGCTTCTTGACAGACAATAATCATATTATAATTTATAAACTGGATGAATCTTATTTGCAAATCGATTCTCCTGAAATGCACATACTCAAAGAATTAGTTGATTATTTTACATTTAAAGTTCCTGGTGCAGAATTCATGCCCACATATAAAAAGAAAATATGGGATGGTAATATAAGATTATTTAATCCTGTTGACAGAAAAATATACACAGGATTGAAAAATAAAGTAATAGAATTCTGCAACATCAACGGATACGATGTTGTTGATAGTGAATCCCCGAACCCCAACAACCATTTCAACAAAACAGACATGGGTCAATTATCTCGTTATATTTCCCCCAAATCTAAAGGTAAAGATATTGTATACCGAGACTACCAGCTTGATGCCATAATGCACGCGATTAACAGCAGTCGTGCCGTGTTGTTGTCTCCTACTGCTTCTGGCAAATCGTTGATAATATACTCTATTATCAGATTTTTCTTATTACACCCAGATTTAAACAATAAAAAAGTTCTTATAATTGTGCCCACCACATCATTAGTGTCTCAAATGTATGGTGACTTTAAAGATTATGGATTCAACGTTGAAAAGTTATGTCATAAAATCTATCAAGGTCAGTCTAAAGACACCGATAAAAGTGTAATTATATCAACTTGGCAATCAATATATAAACTTAAACGAGAATATTATGATCAATTTGGTTTAGTTATTGGTGATGAATGTCATTCTTTTAAATCAAACTCTCTTATAAAAATAATGAATAATTTAGTTCATTGTAAATATAGATTTGGTACAACTGGCACATTAGATGGTACACACACACATAAATTAGTGTTGAATGGGTTGTTTGGTGATATAAAACAAATAACAACAACAAAAAAGTTAATAGATTCTAATACATTATCTGATTTTAAAATACAATGCATAGTATTAAAATATAAAGAATCTCAATGTAAAGAAGTAAGAAAACTTAAATATCATGAAGAACTGGATTGGATAATATCTAATAAACGAAGGAATATAATAATAAGTAACTTAGCACAATCATTAAATGGTAATACTTTAATATTGTATAATTATGTAGAAAAACACGGTATACCATTACATAAACTGATAAAACATAATATTAAAAATAAGTCTATATATTTTATTTCTGGCCAAGTATCAGCTGATATTAGAGAAGAAATAAGATTAAAGGTTGAAAATAATGCTACTGAATCTATAATCATAGCATCATATGGAACCTATTCTACAGGTATTAATATAAAAAATCTACATAATATTATATTTGCATCTCCAACAAAGAGTCGTATTAGAAGTTTACAGTCAATTGGTCGTGCATTACGTAAAAGTGATAATAATAATATATCAATTTTATATGATATTGTTGATGATTTAAGATATAAGAAATATGTAAACTTTGTATGTAAACATTTTTATGAAAGATTAAATATATATAATGAAGAGAAATTCAACTTTAAAATTAATAATATGAATATAGAATGACAATATATGTTGTTAAATTAATTACAAATGAATTTATCATAGGTGACTTAGAATATGATGAAGACAATGGTGGCGTTAATATTACCAATATATTAAAATTATCATATAAAGAAAGCAATATATATATTATGGAAGACAATATATTTACAGATGATATCACATCATTTTTATCATATGATAAAATAATGACAATTAATAATCCTTCAAATGAAGTAATGATGATATATAATAAATTCTCATCAGCTGCTTCAGAAGAAAGTATTGCAGATGAATTAATTGACTTAAAACCAATTGGAAAATACTATATTAATTAAAACTTTAAACCCCAACAGCACTATAATAACATAAAATTGGTGTATTGTCAAGCTTACTTAATCTGACTTGACAATACACCAATATTGGTGTATAATATATAATATGTGTATTTTAATTATGGAGAATATAAATGAAGAAAGGGTATGTTAAAAAAACCCAACATTATGTTGATAATTCTGAATTTTTAAAACAGATGATAATTTATAGGACATCATATGTTAATTATAAGTCTTATTTAGATACGGTTGGTAATAGTTATTCATGGTATGTTATTGATTGTGGTGTTAATATATATATATTAGAAAATCTTATCTTACCAACATCCCGACAGAGTTATCATTTATATAGAGTTTCACCTAAAGTATCATCATATATATGTGAATGTATAATGAAAATATCTGAGGGTTTATCGTATAGACCTAATTTTATAAATTATACTTATAGAGATGATATGGTTAGTGATGGTATTGAAAATTGTTTATTATATATTAATAATTTTAATCCAGATAAGTCAGCTAATCCGTTTTCATATTTCACACAGATAATATATTTTGCATTTATTAGAAGAATTCAGAAAGAAAAGAAACAATTATATATTAAATATAAGTCTATATATACGTCTAATGCATTAGAGACTGAAGGAGTGGATGTTAATGATGTTACTACTGTTAAAGATTCTTATTTAAATTATATTAGGGATAATAGAAGTAATATTGATAAATTTTTATATGAATTTGAGAAATTCCAGGAAGATAAACGTATATCACGTAATAGTGTTAAATCTGTAAAATCTAATAAAATTGAGAAACATAATGAAAATCGCATTGATAACTGATACACATTGGGGAGCCAGGAACGATTCTTTATTATTTTATGATTATATGATGAAATTTTATGATAATATATTTTTTAAAGAATTAAAGGATAGGCATATTGATACGGTTATTCATTTAGGTGATGTGGTAGATCGTAGGAAATTTATAAATTTTAATATATTGCATAAATTTAAGAATGGTTTTCTTAAAAAGATTTATGATAATGAAATTGACATGCACATTATCATAGGTAATCATGATACTTATTTTAAGAATTCTAATAAAGTTAATGCTATGGATTCTCTGATAGATACTAATAATTTGTTATCCCCTAAGATTTATTCTTCTATTGAAACAGTTGAGTTTGATGGTGTTGATATATGTATGTGTCCATGGATAAATGATGATAATTATAATGAAGTGGATAATCATATATCTGGTACTAATGCTGATATTTTAATGGGACATTTAGAGATAGCTGGGTTTATGATGAATGGTGGTGTTAAATGTATGGATGGTGTTGATAAATCTAAGTTTAATAAATTTGATATAGTATATAGTGGACATTTCCATCATAAATCGACTGATGGAAATATTACATATTTGGGCAATCCTTATGAGTTAACGTGGTCAGATTATAAAGATAACCGTGGATTTCATATATTTGATACAGAGACACGTGAGTTGGAATTTATACAGAATACTTATACTATGTTTGAGAAGATTGAATATTATGATGATATGGATATTGACTATTCTTTATATACAGATAAATTTGTTAAGGTTATTGTTCGTGAAAAGTTAGATATATATAAGTTTGATTTATTTATTGATATGTTGTATAAAAATAATGTAGCTGATGTTGATATTATAGATGATATTGAAATTGAAGATAGATTAAACGAAAATGTATTATCACTAGAAGATGATACTATATCATTATTATCAAAATATATAGATGGATATGATGTTAATGTAGATAAATCTAGACTGAAGGTTATATTGAATGATGTATATATGGATGTTCTTAGAGAGATGTAGTATATGATTATATTTGAAAGAATTAGATGGAAGAATTTTTTGTCTACTGGCGATAGGTTTACGGAGGTTGAGTTAAATGTTAATCATTCCACATTAATAGTTGGAGATAATGGTTCTGGTAAATCTACTATATTGGATGCACTTACTTTTGGATTGTTTGGTAAATCATTTAGGAAGATTAATAAGCCACAATTAGTTAATTCTGTTAATAATAAGGATTGTGTAATTGAGATAGAGTTTACAATAGGAGATAATGAATATAAGGTAATTCGTTCAATTAAACCTAATAATTTTAGGTTATATATAAATGATGTTTTATTAGATCAGGATTCTAAGATTAAAGATTCTCAAAAATATCTAGAATGTAATATATTAAAATTGAATTATAAATCATTTACACAAACTGTTTTATTAGGGTCTGCTACTTTTATACCTTTTATGCAATTGAATATGTCAGATAGACGTGATATAATTGAAGATATTCTTGATATTAAGATATTTTCTATTATGAATGAGAATATTAAGGTTAAAAATTCTGAGTGTAGGTTGGATTTATTGGATGTGTCCTCTAGAATAGATTTATTAGAACAAAAAATATTATTACAAGAAGGATATATTAAGGATACTGAACGTAATACTGATGATATTATTAAACGAAATGATAATAAGATATTAACGTATAGATTAAATATTAAAGAATATGTTGATAAGATTAAAGAAACCAAAATTAAAATTGTTAATATATCTAATGATGTTTTGGATATCTCAGGATTGAAGTCTCGTAAGATTGCTATTGATAAGATACGGTATAAACTTGAGAATACAGTACGTTCTAAAATTGATATGATAGAATGGTTTCATAATAATGATGATTGTCCATCATGTAAACAAAATATAGGTATTGAGTATAAAGAGTTTATGGTTAGTGATTGTGATATTAAGGTTGATAAAATTAATTCATCATTAAATGAAGTTGTTTTAGAATGTGAGAGGATAAGTAATAATATAGAAAGTGTTTTGTTAGTTGAAGGTGAAATAACAGAATATAAATCTATTATTACAGAGTGTAATTGGAACGTTGATCATATTAATAATAATATAACAATAATTCAAAACGAAACCGAAACAATGCAAAATGATAATACTTCAATAAATGGGTTATATGATGATCTTGAATCATATACTCATGAATATGATGATTATGTAGAACGAAAGCGAGATTTATTGGAAGATAGACATTATTATGATATTGTGTCTAGGATATTAAATGAAGATGGTGTTAAGAATTCAATAATAAGATATTATTTACCTCTTATTAATAAATATATTAATAAGTATCTTAGGGAAATGAATTTTTACGTTAATTTCCAATTGGATGAGAAGTTTAATGAAACTATAAATTCAAGGAATCGTGATAAGTTTACATATAGTTCATTTTCTGAAGGTGAACGAATGCGAATTGATTTGGCTTTATTATTTACGTGGAGGGATATTGCAAGGATGAAGAATTCAGTAAACACTAATTTATTAATATTAGATGAAGTATTTGATTCTAGTTTAGATTTTAATGGTACTGAAGATTTTTTGAGATTGATTGGTTTTTTTGTAGATCATAATATATTTATTATATCACATAAGGGGGATATATTATATGATAAGTTTAAGAATATAATATTATATAAAAAGGTTGGTAATTTTAGTATTATTCAATAACATTTGACAATTGGGTGATTATCTGTTATAATGGTATTGATTGAATGATAATTGAGGATATAAAGTAATGTCTATGACAAATATGATGAAACGGAAACAATTGAAGAAGATAAGAAGAACGAAACTTATCACGAAAAAAGATAATATTGAAAAGATGATGGTAGGGATGAAAAGAAAACCCGATATGGACATTAGAGAAAGAAGAGAGGAACAAATTCGACGAGATCTGGTGAAAGGTTTTAGATCAAGATCAGAGGGTTATAACGATGAACAGGAGAGTACAACATGATAATTAGTGAGAAAACACAACAAATTTTAAGAAATTTTGCATTAGTAAACCCATCAATTTTATTGAATATGGGTAGTCGGTTGTCGTCTATGTCTATTATGAGAAATGTTTTAGTATCAGCTGATGTTGAAGAAGTATTTCCTAATAAGATAGGCATATATGATTTACCTAGATTTTTATCTAATTTACAGATATATCCTAATTTAGAATTTATGGAAAACTGCATAATGATGTCAAATGATGACAGAACTTATGAGTTTAGAGCTTCGGATGAAACTGTAATTGTTCACCCTAAAAAAACATTTAAGATGGATGGTTCTGATCATAACCCCGACAATAGTAAGGATTTCCCAGATGTTGATTTTTCAGTTGTTTTGTCTGATGATTGTTTGCAACGAATTAAGAAAGTATCTTACATTAATTCGTTGCCAGATTATGCATTAATGACGGATAATGGTATTATTTATTTCGTGGCAATAGATAAAAAGAGTGATTTATCGGATATTGCTAGAGAACCAGTTGGTAAATCTGATGATGATTTCAAGATATATTTTAAGTCTGAGAATCTTAAGTTATATGATGGTGCATATGAGATTGATGTTTCTGGTGGTAAATTAGCAACATTTAAACATCAAAGTGAATCAATTCAATATTGGGTGTCATTGGAGTCTGATTCTTATTATAAGTCTGTGTGATTAATGTATATATTATGGAGTTTTTATTATGAGTAATAATTTTTTATGGGTAGAAAAATATAGACCTAAAACTATTAAGGATTGTATATTACCTGATGGTATAGGTAAAACCTTTAGTTCTATAGTGGAAACTGGTGTTATGCCTAATTTGTTATTATCAGGTGGACCGGGTGTTGGTAAAACTACAGTTGCAAAGGCTTTGTGTGAAGAATTAAACTATGATTATCTTTTTGTGAATGGCACCGAAGATAATGGTATAGATGGAATACGTACCACGTTGAGACAATATGCATCATCAGTATCTTTGGATGGAAAAGATAAAGTTATTATTATTGATGAGGCTGATTATTTATCTCATATGGCACAACCAGCTTTACGTGGATTTATTGAAGAATTTTCACATAATTGTAGGTTTATTTTTACATGTAATTTTAAGAATAAAATAATAAAACCACTACATAGTAGGTGTAGTGTTGTTGACTTTAATATAGATAATAAAGAAAAGTCTAAATTAGCTTCTAAATTTTATAATAGATTGTGTTATATTTTAAAGGAGGAAGGAGTTGAATATGAATCTGATGTTGTTAGATCATTATTAGTAGATCATTTTCCAGATTGGCGTAGGTGTATTAATGAATTACAGTCATATTCTAGTAATGGTGTGATTGATGTTGGTATATTATCCGATATGACTGATATTAAAGATTTATGCGTTTCATTAAAAAATAAAAAGTTTAGTGAAATGAGAAAGTGGGTAGTATCTAATTTAGATAATGACGTTAATTCTATATTTAGGTTGATATATGATGGGTTATATCAGTATGTTGAGAGTAGGTCAATCCCACAGGCTGTTATTATTCTTGGTGAGTATCAGTATAAATCATATTTTGTTGCAAACGATGAGATTAATTTAGTTGCGTGTTTGACGGAATTAATGGTTGAATGTGAGTGGAAATGATATGAGTTATGACCTTTTTAAAGATTATGTTAATTCCATATCATATACGAAGGAGAAGTTATTAGATTCTGATGATGAAAATTGGACAACTAATTATAGTCCATATATGATATGTAAAGTGTTTTCTATGTATAAGGATACTATTTTATATTCAAATGAAATGAATATGTTACATCACTTAGATAATAAATTACAGTTTGATTATTTACTAAATATAATACGACCAAGTAAGCGATACGCTACTTGGCCAAAGAAGAAGAAACATAGGGATTTTGACTTTGTTAAGGAGTATTATAATTATAGTAATAAAAAAACTGAAGTTGTAATTGATATCTTGATGGAGTGTCAAATTGAAGATATTAAAAATATTATGTATAAGGGTGATTGACATGGGAGTTTATGGAGATGATGGATGTCGTAGATAGATTAGTTGAAGTAGAATTACAAGATGAAGATGATTTTCTTAGGGTTATTGAAACATTAACACGTATAGGAGTTTCTTCTAAACGTGAGAAGAAGTTGTTTCAATCTTGTCATATATTACACAAGAAGAATAAGTATTATATTGTACATTTCAAGGAGTTGTTTTTATTAGATGGTAAAATGTCAGATTTTTCTGCCAATGATAGGGCTAGAAGAAATAAGATTGTTGCGTTACTTGATGAATGGGGGTTGATTACGGTTGTTAGACCTGATGAATTTGAAATTGCTCCAATATCACAGATAAAGGTAATACCATATAAAGAGAAAGAGGATTGGGAGTTGATCCCGAAATATAACATAGGTAAACGTAAATAATATGGATACTTATGAACAATTGCAACGATTGATTGATGAGTATAAGATAGAAAATGATAAATTTTTAAAAAATAATTATTCCGCGTCTAAAAGATCACGTCGTTGCTTATTGGATATTGTTCGTGTATGTTCAATACGGAGAGATGAAATATTAGAAGAAAGAGAGTGGATTGTTTCTACATATGGTGAAGGTGATTATGTGGGTGAACACGCCAGAAGAATGGCAAGAAAATATGGACTTAAAGTTGGTGAGTCTTATGATTGGGAAGATTGATTTAATTAATGGGAGAGTGTAATGAACTATGTAAATAATTTGTTTATGAGAACTATGATACGTAAGTATGAGTATGAGAGAGATGAGGCTATAGCACATATTAAAAATTTGTTTGATAATCCAGTTGTACCAGATAGAAATATTGGTGACTCATCCATTACTGAAGAATTAGATTTATGGTTGCATAAATTGAGTGATTCTGAAAACAAATTAAAAAGTTTGTTAGTGCATTTTGCACAAAAAGACGAAGAAACAAAAAGTGAGTAGTATTAAAGTTATACGATTGATATCTGGCGAGGAATTAATGGGTGAGGTTAAACTAGAAGATGGTATTTATGAATTAAAGAATGTTTGTCAATTGGCTACCTCATATTCTGATCCTACTACCGCAACGGCAAGGATAGGGTTGGCACCATTTATGCCATATACAGATGCGAAAGATTGTATTAATATAAGTGTTGATTTTGTTGCATTTGTTGTTGATCCTGTGATTGATTTGGTGAATGAATATAATAAAATATTTGGTGCTGGTATAGTAATACCGAGTGCGAATAGACCTATTAAATCGGGTAGTTCTGCGTTTGTTAAAATATAGTTTATAATTTGGAGTTTTTTTTATTATGAGTGTTGATTTTTTCTATACTACGGTTGCTCGTTCTGGCAATGATATATTATATAATGGGTATGATAGAGATGGTAATTTTATATCAGAGAGAGTGAAGTTTGAACCAACTATGTATTTAGAGTGCAATTCTGATGCGGAAGATTACTATAAATTTGGTAATTCTAATAAAGATTGGTTGTCTATTCAAGGTGTACCTTTAAAGGAAATGAAATTCAGTAGTATGAAAGAGTCTACTGAATTTATTTCTAGATACAATGATACTGATATTTCTATCCATGGTATGTCTAATTATATATCTCAATATATCTATAATAGATATTCAAATGATATAGAATATAATGAGAAGTTTATTAATGTATCTAATATTGATATTGAAGTTGAGTCTGGTGATGGTTTTCCGGATCCACAAATAAGTGCCCAACCTATAACTGCAATAACTGTTAAAGATAATGAGAATATATATTATGTCTTTGGTTATAGGGATTATGATGTTGACAAATCACCACATAAACATTTAAATATTAAATATATTAGATGTTTGGATGAGAGTGATCTTTTAAAACGTTTTATAAAGTTTTGGTCATCACCAGAACATAGACCAGATGTGATAACTGGGTGGAATATTAAATTTTTTGATATCCCATATATTGTTAATCGTGTACAAATAGTACTTGGTAAATATTACGTTAGTAAGATTTCCCCATGGAAAATTGTTCGTGATCGACGTACTATTAAGATGGGAAAGGAACATCAATATTATAGTATTGTTGGTGTTGAACAGGTGGATTATATAGATTTATATAAAAAGTTTACATATGTAAATAGAGAGTCATATAGATTAGATCATATTGCGTATGTTGAATTGGGTGATCGTAAACTAGATTACTCTGAACATTCTAGTTTGCATGAGTTGTATTTAAATGATTTTCAATTGTATATTGATTATAATATAAAAGATGTTGAAATTGTTGACAGGTTGGATGATAAATTACGGTTAATGTCTTTGTGTTTTACTATGGCGTATAAGGCGGGTGTTAATTATGATTCGGTGTTTGGTACTACATTGATATGGGATACTTATATATATAGATTATTGTGTGGTAGAAATATGCTTCCACCACCAAAAAAGGAAAATATTAAGTCTACATTTGCCGGTGGATATGTTAAACCACCGATTTTAGGTAAACATGAGTGGGTTGTGTCATTTGATTTAAATAGTCTATATCCTATGTTATTACAACAATATAACATGTCGCCTGAGACAATTTTACCATCTAGTACTAGTGGTGTTGATGTCGAGTCTTGTTTGAATGTGAAAGAGTTTGACAGACAATATGATTCGGCAGACATAACTATGGCTGCAAATGGAACACATTATAGAACAGATGTTGTTGGTGTGATACCATCTGTAATTGATAAGTTGTATTCGGAACGTCTTGTTATTAAATCTGATATGATTACACTTAAGAAGAAACGTGAAGTGGAATCTGGTAATAATTTAGATAATAATATATCATCATTACATAATCAACAATTAGCTATTAAGATTATGATGAACGCATTATATGGTGCTATGGGTAATCCATATTTTAGATATTATGATTTGAGAGTTGCTGAGGCTGTTACTTTATCTGGACAATTATCTATTAAGTGGGCAGAGAAATATATGAATGAGTATATTGATAGTATTTTAGGAACTACCTGTGGTGATTATGTTGTTGCTATTGATACTGATTCATTATATGTTAATTTTACTCCTTTAGTTAGTAAATTGGGATTACCGGTTTCTGATAAATCTAAGGTTGTTGATATTCTTGACAAGATATGTAAAGAAAAGTTTGAACCAATGTTGTTATCTGCGTATTTGGATTTATATAATTATATGGGTTGTTATGAAAACAAGATGGTTATGTCACGTGAAGTTATTGCAGATGTTGGTATATGGACATCCAAGAAACGATATATATTAAATGTATATGATGATGAGGGTGTTAGATATTCTACACCTAAATTGAAGATGATGGGTATAGAGGCAGTTAGAAGTTCTACTCCTGAACGATGTAGAGAAAAAATTAAAGAGTCTTTGGGAATTATAATTAATAAAAATAATGATGATTTAATAGACTTTATTGATGATTTCAGATTGGAATTTAAAAAAATGGATATAATGGATATATCATTTCCACGTGGTATTAATGAAGGTATTAACAAATATTATAGTAGTAGAGATGTATATATTAAAGGTACTCCAATACATGTAAAGGGTGCTTTATTTTATAATTTTTTACTTGGTGATTTGGGTTTAAGTAGTAAATATCAAACTATTAAATCGGGTGATAAGATAAAGTTTTGTTATTTAATAGTACCGAATCCTATTAATAATAATACTATTTCTATGTTGGATGTGTTGCCCCCAGAATTTAAATTAAATAAGTATATTAATTATGACATTCAATTTACTAAATCATTTTTAGATCCAATTAAGACAATAACCGATTCTATTGGTTGGGATGTTGAACATAGAAATGTTTTAGATGATTTTTTATAAGGAGAGAAGTATATGGGGTTAATGGAACGAATGAGGAAGAATTCTACTTTACAAGATAGAATTTCCGTATTGAGAGATTCTATTTATTTGAATGACAACGACGTGGTGACTACTAAAGTTCCTGCTATTAATATTGCCTTTTCTGGAAGTCCTTTTGGTGGATTTAGTTCTGGGTTGACTATGATTGCTGGACCATCAAAACATTTTAAAACTGCTTTTGGTTTATTATGCATGAAATCGTATATGGATAAGTATGAAGATTCTATATGTATATTTTATGACAGTGAATTTGGTACACCACAATCATATTTTGATACATTTGAGATTGATACTAGTAGAGTGTTACATGTTCCTGTTACAGATTTAGAGGAACTTAAATTTGATATTATGAAACAAGTGAAGGAAATCAGTCGTGATGATAGAATATTTATTATGATAGATTCTGTTGGTAATTTAGCATCGAAAAAAGAGGTTGATGATGCTCATTCTGAGAAGAGTGCTGCTGATATGACAAGGGCTAAACAATTTAAGTCATTATTTAGGATGGTTACACCACATTTAACATTAAAAGATATTCCGTTGATTGTTATTAATCATACGTATGATACACAAGAAATGTATTCAAGACAAGTGGTGTCGGGTGGTAAGGGTGCATATTATTCTTCAGATAATATATGGATTGTTGGTAGACAACAAGAAAAGGCTGGTTCTGATCTGATGGGTTATAATTTTATAATTAATATAGAGAAATCTAGGTATGTTAAAGAGAAGTCAAAGATACCTATAAATGTTTCTTTTGAGAATGGTTTGGATAGGTGGTCTGGTTTGCTTGACATGGCAGTAGATTGTGGTATAATAAAGAGATCTGGTGGGTGGTATAATCTTATTGATTTAGAAACTGGTGAGATTATAGATAAAAAGTTTAGATCATCAACTACAAATAATATAGAATTTTGGAACCCTATATTAAAATCTGAGAAATTTTTAACTTATTTAAGTAATACGTATTGTATATCAAGTAATAAGTCGATTATGACTGATGATGATTATTTGTTTAATACTGAGTAGGGAATTGTTATGGATAATATGGATGAATTAAAGAAATTAAGTGATTGTGCTACTTTTATGACTTCAGAAGATGGTGTATCAGAATTTAAGAAAATGTATGAAGTGGTAGAGTCTGAACATGAGGATTATTATGCTATTAGAATTAAGACTGGGGAATATAAAGACATTATATATAAATATGACGGTGTTAATATTGATGAGAGTGGTGATGAATTAACTATCAAGTATGGGTATAATACGTTGGTTGGTAATAATAAGTTTACAGTTGAGACCGCAGATAGTTCAGATGAATTTAAAGTATTAGTTGGTAAGATTTTAAATTTTGTTTTATATGAATATGTTGATAAATATGAGAGTGTAGATGAGTCTAACGGAATTGATGATATTGAAGAACTTAACACATAATGAAGAATATTGTAGAAAGGTATTGCCTTATGTCAAGAGTGATTATTTTAGCGAAGATAAATATAGAACATTATATGATATAATTGATAATTATTTCGAACATTATAATAATGTTCCAACTACAAATGCTTTACGGATTAGTTTAGATTCTGTTAATATAAACGATAATTTGTATGGTAATGTGGTTAGTGTTGTTGATGTATTAGATGATTATATTAAAGAGGATTTGGAATATGTAGTTAATACTACGGAAGATTGGTGTCAAGAACGAGCTTTATATAATGCTGTTTTGGAGTCAATTAGTATAATTGATGATGTTGGTGAAAAGGATAAAGGACAAATACCGAAGATATTGAGTGATGCTCTGGCTGTTTCATTTGATACTAATGTTGGACATGATTTTATAGGTGATTATGAGAAGAGGTTTGATTTTTATAATGAAAAGGAGGAAAAAATCCCATTTCATTTAGATAAATTTAATAAGATAACTAATGGTGGTGTACCAAGAAAGACTTTAAATATTGCGATGGCTGGAACTGGTGTTGGAAAATCTCTATTTATGTGTGATTTGGCTGCTTCACATATGATGAGTGGGTATAGTGTATTGTATATTACATTGGAGATGTCAGAAGAAAAGATTGCAGAACGAATTGATGCTAATTTATTAGATATTCCAATACATCAATTGAAGGATCTTAGTTTGGACGTATATACTAAACGTATTGATCGTGTTAAGAAAAAGAGTACTGGTAAGTTGATAATAAAAGAATATCCTACTGCTTCGGCGTCGGTTAGTCATTTTAATCATTTGTTAAATGAGTTGTGGATTAAGAGTTCATTTAAACCAGATGTTATTTTTATAGATTATTTGAATATATGTAGTTCTTCTAGATTGAAGAATGGTAGTAATGTGAATTCGTATACTTTAATTAAATCAATTGCAGAAGAAGTACGTGGACTTGCTGTAGAACATAACGTTCCAATATTTAGTGCTACACAAGTTAATAGACAAGGATTTGTATCTTCTGACATAGGTTTAGAAGATACATCGGAGAGTTTTGGATTACCAGCTACAGCTGATTTGATGTTTGCGTTAATGTCTAATGATGAATTAGAACAAATGAATCAGATTATGGTGAAACAATTAAAGAATAGATATAATGATCCTAATGTAACTAAACGGTTTGTTGTTGGGATTGATAAATCTAAAATGAGGTTATATGATGTGTCCGATAATGCACAATCAACTATAACTAATGAAAGGGGTGGTAATGATGTCACGACTAAGAATTTTAATAAACGTATAGGAAATGTGGAGATAGTATTATGAGTAAAAAAGATGTTGAGACTGTTGAAGTTGAAGAAAGTGTTGAACCAACACTTGAGTTGGAAGATATAACAGAAGATTCTACTGAAAGTAAAGATGACTTTGTAGTTATTGAACCTGACATGAATAAGGCTTTTATCACAGTATATGAAAATGCGGTAGATGCTGAATGGTGTGATAAGGTTGTTAAGTTTTTTGATGAAAATGAAGATAAACAACGATTGGTTGAACATGAAGATTTTCGGTGTTTTAATGAATTGAATTTATTTGATGAAGAACTTGTTAGGGGGGAGAAACCAACTACTGAATCTTCTAAGTTGTCTGTTGAATTTATGCATTTGATTTATAATTATATTGAGAGTTATCGTAGATTTTATAACATATCATTTTTTCCATCTAATGCTGCGTGTGAGGAAATTCGTATAAAGAAGTATGATCATACAGAAAATCATTTTTTTAATTATCATGTTGATGTTGGTGATCATGCATCTGCAAGAAGATTTTTGGTTATATTTTTATATTTAAATGATGTTGAGGAAGGCGGTGAAACTATATTTCCTGAATATGGTATTAATATTAAACCCAAGAAAGGTACTATATCTATATTTCCTCCATTTTGGACACACCCACATTTGGGAGAACAACCAAAATCTAATGATAAATATATTATTGGTACATATATGCATTATTTGGATGGTTCTGTTGAAGAATCTGACAAAACAGACGAGAAAGAATAGTGTATACTTATAATGCTATTTTAAAACGGATCGTAGATGGTGATACCTTAGATGCCTATATTGATTTAGGGTTTGATGTCTCAGTCACAAAAAGAATCAGATTGAACGCTATTAATGCTGCCGAGTCAAGGACAACGTTTTTGCAAGAAAAGGAATTGGGGTTGGCAGCTAAACATCGTTTATATGAGATAATAGATAATAATGATGGTGAGTTTATTATAAAATCACATGGCGTTGGTAAGTATGGTAGAGTTCTTGGTGAATTGTTTATAACTGAATCTGATGTTAGAAGTATTAATGATACACTTGTTATGGAAGGGTTTGCTGTGC